TACGAGAGGCTTGAGGACACGCACATGAAGTTAGTACACCAGTTAAAAAAACTGCTATGAATATGCTTTACAAATGCTGGATTTATTGGTACAATATGTTCATGATTAAATGTAAAGATTGTGGTAGTCCTAAATCTAGGAAAGGTTTGTATTGTAAGAAGTGTGGTTATAAACACAGGATTCGTCCAAAGGGGTTAATTTATGAAAAACATAAGGAAAACCCAACCTCATTCAAGAAAGGTGCAAGTCCTTGGAATAAAGGGAAAATAATGAAGTCTCTGTCTAGTTATCAATTGGGAGATAAAAGTGAGTTACATAAATGGCTAAGGAGACACTGGGGAAATCCAAAGAAATGCAAGGTGTGTGGTGATACTAAAAACATCCAATGGGCTAATAAAACAGGAAAATATCTTCGAAAACGGTCTGATTGGTTACAACTATGTAAAAAATGTCATCCTCGTTATGATTATGAAAAGTTTGGAGCAAGAAAAGTATTTTATGAGAAAGGAAACCCAACTTATGTCTAATATCTTATGTCTTGGGGGGAGCGGTTTCATCGGCAGTCATCTAGTCAGAAAACTCCTTGACCGGGGGGATACTGTTACTGTCATAGACAACATGAGCGTTGGCAAGGCTTCCAACCTCCCTAATCACAAGAACCTTCGGGTACAAGTAGCGGATATTCTTGACAACATCGGCTCGTATTACAAGGGGGTAGACGTTGTGTTTCACTTGGCGGCACAAACACGCCCACAGGCATCTATTCTTGAACCGATTGAAACTAACATTGTTAACGTCAACGGAACGCTCAAAACACTACTACACTGTCGAGACAACAGGGTTAAACGAATAGTCTTTACTTCGACTACAGGGATATATGGCGATCAGGAACAGCTACCGACACCTGAGACAGCTCTACCCAATCCCATGTCCCCCTACGCTCTATCAAAACTTATCGGTGAGCAGTATTGCCAGTTGTTTGAGACCATGTACCGACAAGAGTTCAACATCTGTAGACCATTCAACGTCTATGGAGAACGTCAAAGCCCTAGTGTAGGTTATGCAGCCGCCATTCCTAAGTTTATAGATGCTCTTAGCAAAGGAGAAACACCCTTCATTACAGGAGACGGAACTCAATCAAGAGACTTTATCTATGTAGGTGATGTAGTAGACCAGTTGCTACTCATGGCGACCTCCGAGATACATTCAGAAACCTTCAATGCCGGTTCAGGCGAAAGCACCTCTATAAACGATATTTATAGGATTATTTCAGGGATTATGGGAAAGAATGTTAAGCCAGATTATGTTGACCCAGTATTTGAACCCAAACAAACCCTTGGAGCTATCGACAAAGCAGAATACCTACTTGGTTGGAAGCCTAAATACAGTCTTGAAGAAGGACTAGCATTAACAATTAAGAATACCAATGCGAATAGCAATTGATTTTGATGGAGTTATCTGTAAACGCTGGGGTATTCCTACAAAAGAGGGATTTGGAGAACCTATGGAGGGATCTTTGGACTCAATTAACCTACTTATGAGTCTTGGACACGAAGTTTGGGTATTCACAAGTAATCCCGATTTGAATGCGGTGGCTTCGTGGCTAAATAAGTATAGTTTTCCACAATTAAAGATAACAAGCATTAAAGAACCAGCACATGTCTACATCGATGACCGGGCTTTGAGGTTCACTTCATGGAACGATATTAGAAAATATTTTGGTTAATGAAAATGAATTTTTTTAACACTACGATACAATTTTTCTCTAAAGTTAATTACTTTCTTTGGAAGGACACGATATTTTGTTTCTTTGCTTTTAGCAAGTTTAAGTACCAAATCTGCTTCTGGTTTCTTAATTCTCAAAAATGGATAGATTTGTTTAATAACTTTATTCGCTTTCAAATTAGAAATTTCCCACGACCAATATCCATTTTTACTGAGCTTAGAATGTTTATGGAGATATATTTTTCCACATTTGAAAAAATCAGAAAACAAATCAATAGTTTTTTTATCGTTACTAGCAATACTCATCCTTCCATAGTAAACAGGGTTAATACCACGCCCTTTTACAGCATCTCTTTTAATTCCAATATATCCCTCTCCATCAATCAATCCTGTTAAATAAGCTAATAAACAATTATCAATCATACAATCATTATACAATGGAGAAACAAAAAACTCAACAACAAAAAAAGGTAGCCATAGTTGGATATGGTTATGTAGGTACTGCTTACCACAAAGTATTTCCAGATGCGGTTATTTATGATCCTTTTAAGGGATACAACGACAAAGAAGCTGTAAATAACTGTGATTTGGCTATTGTTTGTGTTCCGACACAGATGAAAGAAGATAAGTCAGCAGACATATCAATCGTGGAAGAAGTCGTAGGCTGGTTAGAAACACCACTAATTCTAATAAAATCTACTGTTCCGCCGACAACAACTCAAAAACTCAGAGAATCTACCCATAAACGTATTTGCCATTCACCCGAATATGTGGGTGAAGGTGGTTATTATATTCCCTATTGGAAATATGCTCACCCAACGGAACCTCAACATCATTCATTTGTAATAGTAGGAGGTGAACCTAAAGATAGAGATGAAATAATAGACATTTTCCAAAGAGTACTTGGAGCAGACAAGATTTATTTCCAATGTACTTCGACAGCATCAGAACTCATAAAGTATTTTGAAAATTGCACAATCGGAAGTCGTGTAACATTATCGAATGTATTTGCAAAGATTTGTGAATCATTTGGAGAAAGTTACAATCAGGTAAGAGAGGGGTTGGTGCTGGATGAAAGACTAGGAAAAATGTTTACTTCCGTATTCAAAGACAAAAGAGGTTTTGGGGGTAAATGTATTCCAAAAGATATGAATGCTATTGTTCAAGCATCAAAAAAGAATGGTTATGATCCAAAACTTTTACAGTCGATACTTGATGTTAATGATGAATTAAAAACAAACCAATGAATACTGTTGAACTAAGTGTATTGATTCCGGCTAAAAATGAGGAGTTCCTTGGTCGTACCATTGAGGATGTTCTAGCCAACTCAGAAGCCAATACTGAGGTAATTGCTGTACTTGATGGCTATCTACCCGACCCACCTCTTAAACCAGACCCAAGAGTAACCATCATTTATAACCCTGTATCTGTAGGGCAACGTGAGGCCTCTAATCAGGCCGCTAAGATAGCTAAGGGCAAATACCTTATGAAGTTAGATGCTCACTGTGCTATGGACAAAGGGTTTGACCGCAAGATGCTAGAGGCGTTCAAAGAGACAGGAGACAACGTAACCATGATCCCCCTTATGAGAAACCTTCATGCTTTCGACTGGGTATGTGAGAACGGACACCGAAGATACCAGAGTCCATCGGGAGTGTGTGAGGAGTGCGGTAAACCGACTGTCAAAGATGTGGTGTGGATAGCCAAGAGTAGTCCACAGAACGTGGCTTTTAGATTTGATAAGACGATGCATTTCCAGTACTATGGTGAGTACCAGAACAAACACCCGGAGGATCTTGTCGAGACTCTATCAATCCAAGGTTCATGCTTTATGTGTACCAAGGAGAAATATTTTGAGTTGGGACTCTGCGGTGAGGAGTTCCATTCATGGGGACAACAAGGGGTAGAGGTTGCGTGTAAGACATGGCTCTCAGGAGGACGAGTGATTGGTAATCGCAGGACTTGGTACGCCCATATGTTCCGCACAAGAGGAGGAGACTTTGGATTCCCCTACGAGAACCCACAGGACAAGGTCAACGAGAATCGTGAGATAAGTCGCAACCTGTTCCAACACGATCAATGGCCTTTAGCTACTAAGAAGTTCCAATGGTTACTGGATAAGTTTAATCCGCCAGACTGGGGTGTTACTAAGGGGATAATCTACTACACCGATAACAAGTTGGACGAGAAAATAGCTAAACCTTGTAGAGAACGTATCCAAAAGATAGCCAAAGAGAAGAATATCGGTATTGTCAGCTCGTCTCTCAAGAAAATGGACATGGGATACAAGAATGTGCGCTTCCCATCACTAAAACGAGGCTATTTAACTCTTTTTAAGCAGATTCTAGGTGCGTTGGAGAACAGTAAGGATGATTATATATTTTTCATGGAACATGATTTGTGGTATAGCGAGACACATCTTGATTTTACCCCACCTGACAAAGATACTTTCTACTACAATGTGAATGTTTGGAGAACTAGATTGAGTGATGGACACGCTCTAAAAACAAACGATTGTCGGCAGTTATCAGGATTATGTGTCTATAGAGAAACGGCTGTTAAACATTTTCGAGAGCGATACGAAATGGCAGAACAAAAGTTCAAAGAGCTAGTAAGGGAAGATGGCGATCAGACAGAGTTTAATAGATGGGTTCGCCAATGCGGTTTTGAGCCGTTCACGCATAATCGCATCCAATGGAAAAATCAGTTTAAGTGCGACATCTGGGAATCAGAACAATCGAACCTCGATCTTAAACATGGTCTTAACGCAACCGGAGAGAGATGGAATAAAGAACAATACCAAAACCAGAAGTGGACAGAGGGTTGGACAGAAGCGGAGGGAATAATTCCCGGTTGGGGAGATATAATACCTATATTGAGTATAATGAGATGATTAAATCTGGAATATATATAATACGAAATAAATTAAATAATAAAGTTTATATTGGTTCTGCTGTAAATACCGAAAAGAGGTTTTACGAACACATTTGGGCATTAGATAGAAATGCTCATTGCAACATCCATTTACAGAGAGCTTGGTTAAAAGATAATAAGTCAAACTTTTTATTTGAAATATTCTTGCAGTGTCAAGTAAAAGACTTAATTTTATTTGAACAACTTGTAATTGATAATTTCTCTCAGAAGTATGGGTGGAACAATCTCTATAATTTATGTCCGACTGCCGGTTCTACCCTTGGAAGGAAACATTCAGAAGAGACAAAGATAAAAATTGGTCTTAAGAGTAAAGGTAGGTGGACAGGAAAACATCATTCTGAAGAAACAAAGAAGAAAATAAGTATAGGGAATATCGGAAAGAATAAAGGTAAAAAGCCATCAACTGTAACACGAAAAAGGATGTCGGAGGCTGGTAGGGGGAGAGTTTTTACAGAAGAACATAAAAGAAAAATAGGTTTGAAAAGCAAGGGAAGAAAAATGTCTGATGAGTTAAAGGAAAGACTTAGAATTATAAATACTGGCAGGATTTTATCAGAGGAAACTAAAAAGAAAATTGGAGATGCTTTTAGAGGTAAGCCCGGAACTAGATTGGGTATTAAAAACAAAACCCTATCCTGATTGACTATAACTAAATCCATTGTTTAATCTTCCTTATGGCAAGATTACATACCGATTTATCAATAGTTCAAGTTTCCGTAGCTCCTGATACTGCAACAGCAGGTACAACGCTTGGTGTAACAGATGCAAACGCAGCATTGTTACCTAGTGTCTATCCTTGGTGGGCTGCTATTAAACCCACAGGTGTAGCACCAACTCGTGCAAATGCTGAGATAGTAAAGGTTACCGCAGGTTCAAGTGCTGCCGGAACTACAACTTACACAATAGTCAGAGCGCAAGGAGTACCGGCTACCACCGCTAGATCTGTAGGAGTAGGAGATGACATCTACGAAGCAGTCTCAACCAACGGCTCACTTAACATCAACGCACTACCAGACTCCGACCACGAGGCAAGTGGTACTATCGTTACCCTAACAGCTAATGAAAATCAGGCTTTCGGTGATGTGTGTTTTATTAACGCTGACGGAGAAGCCGCTTTGGGGGATGCAGATGCAATAGCCTCGGCAATGATTTGTGTTATGTGCGCTGATGCAACAATAAGTGCCAATGCTACGGGAAGATACCTTTTATATGGATTTGCTCGTGACGATACTTGGGCGTGGACAGCAGGTGGCTATATTTATCTAACTGTTACAGGGACTACAGGTAACACTCTCTCTCAAACCGCCCCAACAGGAACAGACGACTGTGTAGTTATGGTTGGATATGCTACAAATGCCGACAGAATGCTATTTGGTGGAGGGTGGCAATCGGTAGTAGAAAGGACGTAAGATGGCCGTCGAAATCAAAAAAATCAACGGAGTCTATATGGGTAGTCAAGAGATAGCTAGTACAGCGTTGGCAGGGGATGCAAATTTGGTGGGGTACTGGAGACTAGAAGGTAATTCAACAGCTACAGTAGGTACAAACGGTACAGACTCAAATATTACTTACGGTGCGGCTTACGGAAAGTTTGGACAGGGGGCGTTATTTGCTCAAGCATCTTCTTCTAAAATAACCATAGGAGATGTGGCTGCTTACGAGTTCTCTGGCGATTTTTCTATATCACTTTGGTTCAACAGGTCAACTCATGCAACTACAAATCTTCGTCTAATTTCAAAGGGAGGAGATGGTACTAATGATGGTTTCGCTATTTGGAGTTCAAATACAACAATTACAACAGCTATAGATGGTGCAAGTGCAGGAAGGTCTTTAAGTGCTGATGTAACCCACTTGGGTGTTGGAGTCTGGCAACACGTTGTTTTAGTAAGAAGTGGTACCCATCAATATACTTATCTTAACGGAGTTTTGGTAAATGATGTAACTGCATCAGGTGGTAGCACCGCATCGGCTGCACAGTTGTTGATTGGAAATTATGAAGATAATAATGCGTTGGCGTGGAATGGAAGTCTTGACGATGTCGCAATTTTTAACGACGTTCTCACCTCCGATGAAATCTACGCCCTCTATAAAACAGGAGTAAAGAAGTTAAATGGACAAGTTAATCTAAACCCTGAGTTCATAACGACATCAATGTTTGGGGATGCCACAAATAAGGCCTACTATCGTTTTGAAAGTGGAGCCTTAACAACGGACTCATCAGGGAACAGCCATACCCTAACAGCCATCTCAGACCCAGCAGAAACTACTGGTAAATTTGGAGGTGGAGTTGACCTAGACGGAAATGATGCTTACTCGGCTACAGACCACGCTGATTTTAAGCCTACTGGTAATTTTAGTATTGGAGGATGGATTAAGACATCTACAGCCAATACAATCATATTTTCGTCTTACTCTCAAAATACTAATTGGGCTGGTATATTTTTATACATCTCAGGTGGTGGAAAGTTAATTTGTTTATCTGCAAAGAATAATGGAACAACTCAGGGTACTCATTGGCAACAAGCACTGGGTGCAACAACAATTACAGATGGGAATTGGCATTTAGTTAATGGAATTTATGATGGAGCAAACTTGTATGTTTATGTTGATGGAAAGCTCGATGGATCAACTGCTTGGACTTCGGGTGCTGCTTATGCTGCTACTAACTACGTTCGTGTTGGTTGTTATAGTACAACAGGTTCAGACTCACTATTTTTCACTGGCTCCCTAGACGACCTGTTCCTACTTAATGGCAAAGCCCTCACCGCTACTGAAATATCCAACCTATACAACACTAATATTAAGAAGTATATGGGGATTAGTAACGTCTAAAAAATATGTTCGGAAATCTGTACGGAGAATCACCATATGCAGGAGTAACTCAGTACATAACTGAGAGTGCTTCTGCCTCGGCTTCACTTTCACCAAGTGCCTCCACCAGTGCTTCTGCGAGTAGTAGCGCTTCAAGGTCTCTTTCTCCGTCTGCATCCGCTTCTAAGTCCGCATCTAAATCAGCTTCTAAATCTGCATCAGCATCGGCCAGTAAATCTCTAAGTCCTTCAGCAAGTGCTAGTAAATCCCTTTCTCCATCCGGCTCGGCTAGTAAGAGTGCATCAAAGTCGGCAAGTGCATCTGCTAGTGCCTCTTTAAGCCCATCTGGTTCTGCTTCCGCATCAGCATCTAAAAGTGAGTCGGCTAGTGCAAGCCCATCGGCAGGAAGTGAGTCGGCATCACAGAGTCCAAGCGGTTCAATCAGCCCATCGGCCTCTAGTTCAGCATCAGAGTCGGCATCCCTTTCTCCGTCTGCATCTGGGAGTGCATCCGCAAGTGTCTCTGAATCTAAATCTGCTAGTAGTTCGGCATCAGCTTCACTCTCACCATCAAGTTCTCCTTCTAAATCAGCTTCATCATCATCGTCTATATCCGCATCAGTAAGCCCCTCGGCATCTGTGAGTGCTTCAGGATCAGCGTCTCTTTCCCCTTCAGCATCTACTTCAAGTAGTGTCTCTGCTTCACAAAGCGCTTCTGCTAGTGCCTCTGAGTCAAAATCTCTCTCTCCATCATCTTCTGGGTCTGCATCCCTATCCCCATCAGCATCAGAGTCTCCGTCATTAAGTCCATCAAGTAGTGCTTCTGCCTCGGCATCCGCCTCAGCCTCTAAATCTGAAAGCGCTTCGGCATCAGCATCTGAGTCTGCATCACAATCTCCTTCCGCTTCGGAGTCAGTATCGGAGTCTCCTTCCTTATCACCATCCGCTTCTGCCTCGGCATCCGCCTCCGCAAGTGCATCAGCTTCTCCATCACCTCCAACATATACGGATAAATACGAAAGAAAATCAACTGATTATGATAGCTGTTATTCAGACAAAGGTACAGCCTACACCAACAAGTACACTCGCTGGAACGACTAGACTTAAATCAAGTTTACAAGTTAATCTAAGATATGACAGTAGGAACATATATTAGAACAGAAGAAATACGAAAAAAAACAAGCGATGGTATGAAACGGGCTATCTTAGAAAAAAGAGCCCCTGGAGTTTTTGTAGTTGGAACTTCAATCCGAAACTCTGGGCGTACTCGTTTCAAGAAAGGAAATAAGTCTTGGAATGAAGGATTGAAACTTGACTATGCTCCACATCCAAAAATGTTAGGCAAGATACCTTGGAATAAAGACCTTGTTGGTGTAATGCCAGAACCTTGGAATAAGGGCAAGAAAGTTCCGCAAACAACAGGAGAAAATCACCATTTTTGGAAGGGTGGAATGTATGAAAAAGATAGAAAGATTGATATGGGGAGAAAAAAATATAGAGAATGGAGAAAGGCGGTTTTTGAAAGAGATGATTGTATGTGTGTTTGGTGTGGAAATACAAAAAACTTAAATGCTGACCATATAAAATCTTACGCAAAATATCCAGAGTTTAGATACGATTTATCCAATGGAAGGGTTCTTTGTGAAGATTGTCATAGAAAGACTGAAACATATGGTAAAAAAAATAATTAACTAAAATGGCTATTTACGAAACAAAAAATTGGAGCGGAGGAATATCTAGTTACGCAGAGAAAGGAATAATAGGTTCGGCAAAAATGTTGCGCAACCTTTCAATTCGCAAGGATGTTGATACCTTAACCTGCGGACAAGCACTCAAAGAAGAAGGGTTGTGGGGTATCAGTCATTCAAGCTCACCTTCCCTCTCTCCCAGCGCATCTGCCTCTCCAAGTGGTAGTGCCAGTCCAACTCTAAGCCCTAGTGGAACACCTAGCCAAAGTAACTCCCCCTCCGCATCCCCATCCGCTTCCAAATCTGCTTCTCCATCCGCATCTGCCTCACCCTCTGGTTCAGAATCCGCTTCTCCTTCTCCCTCCGAGGGGTTGGTGAATGTCTATCAAGGTCTAGTTCTCTTTTTTGTCAAGGCTACAGATGGCAACACCTACGAGTTTGACGATCATGGATATATTTATCGAAGATACTCAGATGGTTATGTCAGAAATGTCTACAAAGACCCACTAGGCGGTATAAGAGGTGCAGAGGAGAAACCATCAAGTGAGGGCAAAACATATCTTCAATGGGCTACTGGAACTGTCATTAAACAAAAAGAATTACCGGGTGCATCAGACTGGTCAGATGTTACGACTGTAGCCGAGAACCTAACTGGTTCAGACTGGCACACAATGAGACAGGTCGGTGGAGCTAACTACATTGCTAATGGCTCATGGCTGGCTATGTGTGGCTATGATGACTCTTGGACTAACGAAGCTCTTGACCTTATCCCCGGCAACAGTATCAAGACTCTAGTTGAAAGAAATGGTCGAGCTGTACTCGGAACATACAAAACAGGCTATCCCAACAAGGGAGTGAACGCCATGATTGACTGTGAGTACCCCCTAGCCCAGATCGGAGACAATGGAGAGATATACTATGCAGACTTCACCAACTCAATGCCTATCAAGAAGTTCCCCGGTGGTGGACGAGTTAATCCCGGTGGTGTAAGTAACGAGGTTGACCAGATTAACATATTTGACTGGGAACAGACCGCCCTATCATGGGTGGACAAGCAGACTCTAGGTAATATGTCGCTGTGGGGAGTGTTTGGTGCAACCGAGGACTACAACGGAGTCTATACCTACGGCAGAAAAAACAAAGAGCAACCATTTACATTGAACCTTGAGTACGCTTTAGAGGTAGACGAGATTGGTGCGGTGGCTAACGTAGAGGGGACAACTATTATCTCGTATCGTGATGGTTCTACCTACGGAGTAAAAGCGGTGGATGACACCACCAAAGCTGTAGGAGAGTACGAGTCGCTTGAGTTTAGAGCGCCTATCAAGAAAGCCGAGAGTATTACCAACTGGAAACACGTTGAGGTGTTCATGGAGTCTCTACCTGCAGGAACAAGTATTGAGATGTTCTACAAAATGAACAAAGCTACCGAATGGACAAGAGCATATCTTGCCAATGGAGAAGCGGCTTATTCGACAACAGGCGGTAAAAAAGCTGTCTTTAGAATTGGTGCGGAAGGGGACATCGTAGAGTATAAATTATTATTAAATCCAACTTCTAACACTAGCCCCACAGTGCTTCGGGTGCGTGTTTATTTTGACTAAACATGGAAGAAAAAGTCTACACAGCGGAGATAATTGAGGAGACACCATTTCCCGGTCAAGAACCTATTGTGGTAACTGAGAGTTCAGCCGAGTCAGGTGGAACATATAACGCCACTACAACTAACGACAAGAAACCCCCTGTTAAGAGAATAGCGGTAGAGTTATTGTCAACAGCACTTAACACCAGAAGTCGTAAAATCCTACAAGAGTTCGAACTAGAGCAATCAGGTGGATTTAAGGTAGGAGACTACAGAGAAGGCGTAACTGGAGACCTCAGAATAACCCCAAATGGGCTTACGGCAAGAGATGTGGCTGGTATTACTACCTTTGCAATAGATGGCACTACAGGTGATGCGATATTTAAGGGGGTTGTTCAAAGTGGCTCTCTTGTATCAGGAACATTGTTCTTGGGAAGTGAAGGTGGAAATGTCTACATCGATGGAGAGAACCAGAGAATTATTATTAACGATGGCCAAACCGATAGAGTCCTAATCGGATATGGCGAGGGTTTATTCTAAAATGAACTATGGATTTAGAGTATCACTACCCGGCAAAGACGTTTTAACCTGTGACGACAAGGATGTAGTTATCACCTCAAAAGCTCCCTGCCTGAAGATAATTGAGACTGATGAGATACCTTTTGATGCCGAGGACGCAGAGTACCTACAAATATCAGTCAGACATAACTCAACCCTTCCTTTTGTAGTTCTTGCTTTTTACTATAATAGTGGTGTTGAAGCTTGGAAAGAGCCATCTCAAATACAGTTCGATAACTCTTATCTTTATTTTACAATTCAAGAACAAGATATTATGACCGACCCGTCTTTAATTTATTTTATTTTATATGGCTAATTACGGAGTAAAGGTATCAAAATTAGGATACTCGGTGTACGACCCCGAACAAAAACAGATTATGCACTCTGGGTATCCTCTGTTAAAGGTTGCTTTTCAGGGAACAGGAACTTTGTCAAAAAATGATAGTTCGGTAGAAGTTTCTGTAACAATAAACCACAATTTAGGATACATCCCTATTGTGTTTGTTTATGGTCAATATATAGATGCGAATGGAGTTACTGTAGAAAAGTACATAAAATATCCATTTAGAGAGACCTTTGCTCTTCATCAATATGAATCGTATGGCTATACCATATCCACAACCCAACTTATAATTAGTTATACGACTGAATATTTTGGCGATACAGCCATTGATTTAGATTATATCTATTATATTTGTTATGATCCAGCAACGTAAAATATGGCACAAATAGTAGATTACTACAGTGAGTCAAATGCTTCAGACAATACCAGTTCTATAGTTGGTCAGTCTTTTACTGGAAACGGAGGAGTTCTTAACAGTGTTAAGTTTTATTTAATTAAATCAAACTCCCCTACTGGAAACTTATATGTAAAAGTTTATGCTCATTCAGGGACTTTTGGAACATCTAGTGTTCCTACCGGATCAGCATTAGCAACGTCTGATGCCGTAGATGCTTCAACTATAAGCACGTCTGCTTCGCTTGTAACATTTAGTTTTAGTGGAGCAAATAAAATTACACTAACAAACGCAACTAAATATGTTGTAGTTATAGAAAACACAGTCAGTTCTTCTCCAAACTTTATATACACTTATCGGGATGGCAGTTCACCTTCTCACGCTGGTAATATGAGCTGGTACTCTGGATCGTGGAATTACGATGCTGATTATGATTTGTGTTTTTATGTATATGCTGATTCATCGAGTGCAAGTTTGTCTCCTAGTGCAAGTCCTTCATTATCTGGGAGTAAGTCCCCATCTGCGTCGCTGTCTCCTTCTGCTTCAGTAAGTTCTTCGGCTTCTATTTCACCTTCCGCCTCTGCATCTCCATCAACAGTTTTGACATACGATCATGGAATCAAAATAAGCAAAGAGGGTAAGGACGTTAAGGTAACCGAGCCGGAAGATGATGTTTTTACTTCTAAAAAAGGTGTTTTAGGCAAAAGATCGGTTGACTCGTTTGTTATTTCAACTGATGGTGATGGACATGGTAACGATTTAGACACGCACTCCATTGGCTATGTACCTATTACGATTGTTAGTGTTATTGCCTATGACGGAACTGTCGTATCAGTACCGGGGACTCATGTTAGTGGTTGGGGAGCCGATGAGGTTTTGGAAGAAGTTTTTAATTATTATGTGGGTGAAACAACAATAGGGTTTACTGTTTATGCACATCATTACGAACCTTGGCAAGGGGGAACTGACACGCCACTTGCCAGCCAAGAATATACAATGAGCATACTTTATTGCTTTAATGAAATATCAACAGAGTAGTTGCCTTAACATAACATAATTGTTTAATCTCTAAATATGGAAACCCTTTCAGATATAAGAACAGTAGTACAGTCAGACTTAACTGTCGGCAGTGAGTCCACACTCTACTCACCCACCACGATAGACATTGCTATTAACAGAGCATATCGCAAGGCTGGAGCTCTCTTTGCTTGGCCTGAGTTAATGGATGCTAAGAAAACAACCTCGGAAAACAGCAATGAATACTACGACTATCCTGCCAACTGGAGGTCTAACTCAGTTTGGAAGCTAAAAATAGATGGAGAACGCTATGGAGAAGATCCCGATGGCTCACCTCTATCCTTTGATGACTACCTAAACTGGAAAGAGGACTACCCCACCAACACAGACAAGAAGTGGGCTAACCAAGAGAGACGATACTTTATAACCCCAACCCCTGCTGATGGAGTAGAAATCTGTATCTGGGGTCAAATGGTAACCTCCTCCCTATCTTCTGACGGAAGTGTAACTATCTTCTCCTACTCAATGCCCGAAGGTAACGAGGCGATTGCTCTTGAAGCAGTTGCTATTCTCAAGTCCAAGGGTGAGAATGAAAAAGCAGGAGAGTTCAGAAGTAACGAAGCAAAACAACTATTACTAATTGCTTGGAATAAGATTGCCAAAGAAAAAGCTAAGTACGAAAAAAATCAACCTTTCTTTGATGTACCCAACTTTTTCTCAAACACAAGCACAAGAGATTTAAGAGGGAGGTTTAACTAATATGAAAGACCCATCAGGCAACCCAGCTCCAGCAGGCGGTTTTAAGACCGGTGGATGGTACTCAGGATACCAGTATTGGAACGGAACATTTGCACCACAAGCAGGCCAGATACACCCAGCCAGTACACAACAAGGTGCAGGTCAGGCTGTCTCTCCTGAAGTGAACGCTCAGACATCTGTAGCCGCAGGACTAGCTCCCGGTGCTAATCAGGCTTATGTAGATGCTCAGAACGCCAAGCCAGTAGTCAACCCAAGTGTTGTAGCCACCCCCTCAACTCCTAGTGCGACTGGTACGACAGGAGCGACAGGTATGGGTGTTACAATGCCCGAAACTCCCACGCTTGACCTACAAGGACTCTACAAAAGCCTTCAAGAAACATCTGGTGTCAAAGGTCTACAAGACCAGTATTTACAACAAGAAAAGGATTTTATCACCGCCAAAGGAAAGATAAACGACAACCCATTCTTATCAGAAGCCACCAGAGTAGGACGAGAAGCCAAACTAACCACCTTGTTCAACGAAAGAACGGCTAATGTTCAAAAAGAGATAGCTATGAAGCAAGCTGATACTGAAATGCAGGTCAACCTCGCTACCAAGCAGTTTGATATTAACTCACAGGTGGCCAAAGACAACTTCACTAAGTTCAACTCTCTGTTGGAAATGGGTGCATTGGATAATGCTTCGGGTGAGGATATTGCTAACATAGTCAGGTCAACAGGTATTCCTAGTAGTCTAATTCAATCAGCCATTGACGCTAGTAAAAAATCAAGACAAAAAGATGTAGAAACACAGGTCATTCAATCCACAGCCGACAACGGAGAGGTAACAATATCAGTAATCAACAAGAGTACAGGTGAAATAATCAGCCAACAGAGCCTTGGAAGAATTGGTAATGTACAGAGTGGTAGTGGATCAACAGATAAGGAACTTACCACAACACAAATCCAAGAATTAACCCCAATAGCAAGAACTAAAACTAAAGAGGTTGATACTAACAATGACAAACTTTTATCTCAAGCAGAATACTCACAAGCAGTTTGGAACTTAGTTGAAGCAAGCAAATACTTAACCCAAGAACAGGCTGCACAACTGATTACTCAGGCGATGACTGATCTCGGTTATCAATCTTGGACACCTTAATATGGCAGTCTGGACTTCTAAAGATGTAATAGGTGGAACACCCAGTAAAGTTTGGGGGTCTCAAAGTGTACTTTCAAGACAAGCACTAACACCAACAAAAACAACAAAAACAACCGCCCCTACTGTTAAAGGTGGAATGTCTGCTCTGTTTAACCCAGTAACCAACCCTGTCAGTACCCCGATAGCCAAATCCACGCCCTTCGAGCCACTTCAAAAGAAACTATCCGGCACTCCTCCTGTCAAATCACAGTATCCTACTGAAAAAAAGGCTACCATAAGTAAAACTGGTGATGACATTCTAAAGTTTGGTGCTAAGACTGCTATAGCGGGAGCGAGCATGGTTGCCCAAGGACTAGACTACACCACCGACCTAATTGCTAAGAACCTCGTAAGTAAAGAGAAACCCCAATGGAAACCAATTCAGGTATTAAACGACAAGTGGTTAAAGTGGTACGAGGACAAAGAAGCTCAAGGAGAAATCCCTACACAAAAATTGCAGAGATTTGTGGACACCCTTGCTCAGTCTGATTATGTTCAAGACCGACCTGAATGGAAGAAATTGACATTGGGAGAAAAGTTCTCCAAGGAACATATAGCCGAAACAGTCTTAAATATCGCTCCAAGTGTGATCGCTTCAATCGCTACCTACGCTGTTAATCCGTTTTTTGGTTTTACTGTCGCAGCCACTTCAACCGCCCAAGATGTCAAAGAGAGTGCTATTTCCTACGGAGTGCCATCAAGTAAAGCTGAGAAACTCGGACTGGCAACAGGACTGGCTATCGGTTGGCTCGATAAGTTAGTTCCAAGTGAAGTGTTCACCCCAGCAACCAAGAAACTGTTTATGGCTGGACTTTTGAAGAATATCGTTAAAATAACCCTAAAAGAAACCGGAACTGAAATCTTACAAGAGGACATACAGCTTGCTGTAGAGGCAACCTTCAGAGATGACCTTGGATGGGATGAAATTAAGACCAGAAACGCCATGTCAGCACTAGGAGGCTTTTTAGGAGGCACTGGATTTAGTGCTATCGGTAGTTTTGCAAATCAAACAGTACAAGAGGACATACTCGACCAACCAGTTATTAAGTCAGGAGAAAACGACCCACAGGAGGTATTGAATAAGATAATTGGAACTCCTGCCCAAGACACAACAAGAGGAAAGACACTCATTAAAGAAGCAGTTATTGCCCAACAAGAGGGTAGAACTGTGGTAGTAGAACCTAGAACACCTAAAGCACCCCCCATCTCCCCCCAAGGAGTAAAAGTCCCCTCTATTTCTTCAAAGAGGAGTGATATAATTAAAGTGAAAGGGGATAACTCAAAATCAACTGTATTAAATGCGGACAACCAATTATCAATAGACGTTCGGGGGCTAAATACTGCTCAGGTAGATGCTCTAAACTCTATCTTCATAGCCAATGGAGAAAAAGAAATAAGCTCAAAATCAACATCTATAATCGTGAGTGGCGAAGAGCTAAAAATGGCGGTAACAGCGCACCCCGTTCTCCTTCAAAATTCAGAGATAAAGAGTGCCTTAAGTGCGGTACAACAAAAGACCTCCAACTTGCCCACGTCAAACCTCTCTTTGCAGGAGGGAAACATAAATGGACAGTTACCTTCTGCCGGAAACATCACCACGAATTTGACGAAGCCCTCAGACCTTTCTGGCTCAAAGATTAAGGTAGTTAAAAAGGTTAAGCCTAAAAAGAAGGTTTCTAAAAAAGTAGTGGTTAAGCCAAAGACACCATCAAAAATAGCAAGAAGTATCGAGGCCAAGGCTATTGAGAGCAAGTTATCTAGGGGTTTTGAAGGACTGGCCGGATACGAGAAAGTAAGTGTAAAAAACCAAAGAATTAGGGCGTTGAGAACCCTACAAGACATTGAACAAACAAGAAAAATTATAAGAGGGGAAGCAGAACTTCCTGCTGGACTAAAAGGTATATCACTAGTAACAGCAGTCGAGGAAAGAATAGCCAAAACAGGAGATATGGAACTTGCTTATGAACTTGCTAACTCTCCCCTAATATCTGAGGTATCTGCTGCGGCTCAGGAGTTGAGACTAGCGGCTGAACGCATACCTGATTCTGCTACACTGAGAATACAACAACTCAAGAATAAGATTGATCAGAGAATTAAAAATGTGGAGGAAAAGAAAAGTAAGGTCAAGGATAGACTTAAAGAAGAAGTTAAGAAGAATAATCTATCAAAAGAGGAAACAAGTATAGATAACTTTATCAACAGTATCATTTGTTAATATGAAAAAACTCTGTTTAATCAAATCTAAAGCCGAGCAATTGAGAAAAGACCTTAAAGAGGGCAGGGTTAATTTGGTTGATTTGATGAACATGAGTACCAAGGAGAGGTCTAAGGTATTTTCTAAATACGCCACGTCCCAAGAAGAAGCACAGCTAATCAACACGCTATATGAAGGCAAACTACTTCTAAAGAATAGAACTCTAGGGGTAATCAACTTATTCAAAAAACTCGGACAAATAGGAAGATATGACCCTACTAAAAAAGCTCAACTTGATACCCTCATTCAAGAGTTTAAGGATAAGCAGCTTGAAAGAGTACTTAGTCCCAAAGAAAACGAGTCTTTTCTAAATGATGCTGCCGATGTAATGCTTGGTAGACATATAACAAAAGAACAAGCCCTTGCGATCTTCAAGATAGATAAACGAATACGAGACCTTAAAAAGAGTTTTAACGAGGAAACGATGACATGGAATAACCCCAGCGATAAGCAAGAGCATGGGGCAACTGTCAGGGCACTAGAAATCTACACACAGGAGTTGGGAACAGCTAAGTCTATTAAGGATGCTCTTATTGAGAGAGGATATAAGTTTGCCGAGGACTGGAGTGAAAATAGGGTTAGGGCTGTTGGTAATGTTGTTTTAGACCTAGCTAAAACCATTGCAGATAACTCCGTCTCTTTAGTAGCCTCAGTTGATGATAGTTTCTTTGGTAGGCAGGGAATTTTTACTCTACTTACCGGCCATCCTAAAATCTGGGGTAGAAACTTCGCCAAGAGTTTTATTGACATTGGCCGAACCTTCAAAGGTAAGCAGACTACTGACGCTCTACTAGCCGACCTGTACTCCGACCCATTATATATAAATGGTGAGTATCAAAAAGCTGGACTAATAGACTTACGAGAAGAACAGTTCCCGACCAGTATCCCTGAGAAAATCCCCGTACTAGGAAAGTTCTTCAAAGCGAGTGAGGCGGCCTTTGTAAATGGCTCTTTAAGAGTCAGAACTGAGTTGTATCAAATGATGAGGGATGTAAATATGAAGAAGGGCGTTGAGTTGACTGACGAGAACATCAAAGGGATTGGGAGTGTGATTAACTCTCTTAACGCCAAGGGTTCTTTGGGTAAATTTGAAAACCCAATTATTCGTCTCTTGATGTGGGCTCCTAAGATGTTAAAAGCCGACATTGACATCCTAACCGCACACAGTTTCTCCAATATCCCTAAAAATGCTAGACACTTTGCACTAGGAAACCTAGCAAAGATTGTAGCAATAACAGCTCTTTTGGAGGGGCTGTTCTCGCTTCTCGACCCCGAGAGTACCGAATTAGACCCACGATCATCAGATTTCTTAGCTATCAAAAAGGGTGATACAAGAATTAAGTTCCTAAGAGGTACAACTCAAATTATTACTCTACTAGCACGAATGATAAGTGGAAGTTACAAAAGTTCTACCACAGGAGAGATTGTTGAATATAGTCCGGGGTTCGGTGCTAAAAGTCGCCTAGACGCACTAATTGAATTTATCAAAGGAAAAGCGCCTCCAGCAACAGGAGCTATATACGACCTCCTTGAGGGAAGGGATTTTGACGGAAACAAACCCACTTTTACTAGCATACTAATACAAAAAGGTGTTCCTATCTCAATGCAGAACCTTTTAGAGTTAGCCAAAAATCCTTCAATTGATAGAGCTTTTGGTGTGATAGCAGACTTCTTTGGACTAAGTTCAAATACCTATCGAGACTCTAACAGCAAATCCAAACTCATACCAACCAATACAGTTATTAAAAACGAGGATTTCTTCTCAATGGTGGCTGTGTATGCTAAGGCAATGGGGACAGACCCAGAAACAGCCTTTAATCGTATATTTACAGGACAGAAAATAATGCAGGTAAGTGATGGTGGAATTATCGTAGTAGAAAGGCAAGATGTAAAAGACTCAGAGGCGTTTAAGAAACAGTGGGTTGAGGACAATGGTGGCAAAGTGTCAGACATGAAAGAGATAAAGCTAGACCACACCATTTCATTAGGACTAGGTGGTTCAGAAACACCTGATAACTGGAAGATAGTCTCAACCTCGGTCTGGGAAAGTTATACCAAGACAGAAACCGCCCTGATTCGGGCAGTCAAAGACAAAAAGATACCACTTAAAGAGGCACAGTCTGAACTTGTCAAATTCAAAAGTATTGAGGATAGTGCAGAGCGTAAGGAGTATGGGGAGGAACTACAAGAGAAACTAAGAAATACCCCTAAAACCAGTTTTCTTGAAAACATAAACCCTTTCAAGCCCAAACAAGCTATGGCAAGCGAAAAAGGGTACGGAAAAATCAAACCTGAAGAATATGATCAACAAGCTAAGATAGCAAAAGATTTATTTACAAAACACCCTATCTGGTATCAGCAAAAAGTAGGTCAAGAAACAGAAAAATACTTATTTGGAAAAGAAATTAACAATCGGAATAAAGTGTTAAATCAACCAAACGGAAGAAAGGTTGTATTTTTAGACAATGACGCTGTGGAAGTAAGATCAAACAAAGGAGAGGGAACTGACAGGTTATTGTTAAGCAACAAGGACACGATTAAGACCATTGTTAAGGCTGCCGACAAGTATGGAATAGATAGGAGTCTAATGGTTGATATGGCTATACATGAAAGTCAATTGGGAGAGAATACTAAAGGTCAGGGGACAATAAGCGGTTTGTTCCAAATGTCTCAGGGAACTTGGGACTTCGCCAAAAACAATCTTGGATTCAAACCCACAAGTGAAAATAAAGATAATCCACAGAACAACGCAGAGGCAACAGCGTTCCTTATTTCTAAGGGATACTTAGGATATTGGGATGCCGGAAAAGGTTTACACAAGAAATGGTCAAAATACTATTCTTCCGATGAAATTGAGAAGTATCAGTCTAAAAGCAAATTAAAAGGTTGACGATAACTAACTACATATTGAATACTGAAATAATATGCAAGACTACCTTACAATCATCTCTAATTTTGGATTTCCTGTAGCCGTGGCATCATATCTTCTTTTCAGATTCGAAAAAAAACTTGAGGATTTGGAAAGAGTAAACGGAGACTTAGTAAATAAAGTTCTTGGCTTACAATCTCTATCGTTTGATAATAAAAAGCTTTTGAAGGAAGTAAATTCGTTAAAAAATGAAGTAAATAATCTATCAAGAATTATTAAGGACTTGAAAAGAAAATGATAGATATACTTTTATGCACAATAAATTATGTAATCTGGGACACTTTCTTTTGGCCTTCAATGGCGTTCACGACAACAATTGGAGTGTTTATTGGAGCAGTAATTTATGACGGACTTTTGGACGATATCAGAAAAATGATTCTTTCTCTGACAATATACGCAATAATAATTACAACTGTTAATTTAACAAGAATTGTTCCACTATTTGATGTAACCACAATAATAGATCCGAGCAAACCTTTTGCCTCTACAGTTACACTTATTTTCGTGACCTTGTTTTATTTATTGGGAATGTACATAGGGGTACAAATGGTTAATAAGGCACATAAATTTCCAGAACCACTACTTAAAATATGAAACGAATAGTCTTACAGGCCGGACAAGGAAAGAAGGGTTTCCAAAAAGGTCACACTCCTTGGAATAAGGTTGAATTTGACAAAGAAAAAAAGA